TATACAGGATGAATCTCTACAGAATGAGTCCTTAGGATTGTATTATGGATCCAATACTTCTACTAGACTGGGTAGTTCAAACACTACCCTCTTCAGAACCTGCTCATATAGTACTAGCGGTAGCAACTTACTTAGGGTATAGACGATATAAGGATCACGAAATACTAGGAAAGAATGAGCATCACTTGAAGGTTATGAAGAGTTATCCTACTATTGATTCCAGACTAAGAGAGCTCTGTTATGAAACAAATTCAGATCAAGCTACACTATTAGAGATACACAATGGATTGAATAATATAGGTGATATAGCAACGCTTAAAATCTCTATGAGGAATCAAGGAAGCAGATCTTCTGCTATTCTTGATGGTAACTATATCTCTAATACTCCTTTAGGTTTCTACTCAACTCTCTTCTCTGAAATACTAGATGGGTCTCCTTTGGTTATACCTAACATCGAAGACTCTGAATTACTAGATCAAGATAAGGGACTTAAGAATATCTTAAAATCAAAAGGTATCTATGGACTAAGTCTGTATCCTATAAAAGGTCTTCATGGAATGCCTTTTGCTGTTGGTATGTTAGTAACTTCTAGTTCATCTCAGAAGTTATCTGAAGAGAATATTATAAAAGCTAGTCAGATATTTGATCAATGTGGTGGGATGTTACTCTCATTGAGGAAGAAGTAATGGAAGAAGTAAAAGAAGTGGGTAAAGAAGAAGTAAGTACTGAAGTAAATATTACATCAATAGAATTCTATGAGAACTTCTTAGGCTTCACTGAGCCAGGTATAGATATACCAGAGGTTAGAAGTGCTACTGCTTTCTTTGTAGAGCTGGCACCTAGGATGAAGAAAGAGTATCTTAATAAAGTTAGATTCACTATGAGGAACAAAGGGTTCGATTATAATCTTCCTAATGGAGAAGTAGTATCTCTTGTTCCAGCTAAGTTTGTCTATATCTATTCTGATTCTGAGTATGAAGCTGCCTTAAAGATATGTGGTAACTGGAATGCTTGGAAGAGAGCACTCAGGAATAAGTTATTCTTTAATGGTACACCTGAAGGGAATCAGATTACCTTCGAGGGTGTACATACTTGGCAGGAACAACAAGAGTTAAGACTAGAGTCTAAGGCTAGGAAGCAACTCATAAAGGCTGCTGATGCAGGTAATGTATCTGCACAGAAGGCTGTATGGGAAGAGTTCAGGGATAAGAATACTAAGGGTAGGCCTACTAGGGAATCTATCCTTATAGAGACTCAGAGGCAAGCTGAAGAGGACACTCTTATTGAGAGTGACTTCCAATTGCTAAGACTAGCTACTGGTGATACCAAGGCTTCATAGGACTGAGGATGACATGACCGCACCTAAAGATATAAAGGCTACTAAGGAACAGATAGCTGAGTACGCAGAAAATGATTTATGGTTCTTTGCACAACTAATTAATCCCCACTATAAGTATGGGGAGATACACGAAGAAGTATATAAGTGGTTGCAAGGAGAAGACAACGAAGAGACGAAGAGGAAACTCTTACTCTTACCAAGGGGTCACCTTAAGTCTCATTGTATTGCTACTTGGTGTTCGTGGACCTTAACTAGAAAACCTTGGAGTACTATAGTATACTTGTCAGCTACTGAAGATCTAGCTAAAGGTCAGATCTATGCTATCAAGAACATGATGACTTCAGAGAAGTATAAGTCTTACTGGCCTTTAATGATAGATAAGAAGACAGGAGACCGAGAAGTTTGGACTGCCTTCGGCTTTAACGTAGACCACCCAGAACGTAAGAAGCGTGGAATACGAGATCAGTCTTTATTAGTAAGGACTATTAAATCTAATGCAGCAGGACTGCACTGTTCTGACTTAGTATTCGATGATGTGGTGGTACCTAGCTTTGCTTATACAGAGATAGGACGAAGAGAATTAAGACGGGCACTAGGACAGTACAACTCTATCCTTAACCCGAAGGGTAAGATTAAAGCTGTAGGTACTAGGTACCACGCTAAGGACTCTTATCAAGATATGCTAGAGGTTCAGAAGAAACTCTGGGATAAAGAAACAAAAGAATTTATAGGAGCTGTACCCCTCTGGGATATCAAAGAAGAGGTGGTAGAGGATGTAGGAGATGGTACAGGTACCTTCTTATGGCCTCGAGAAGTCTCCGAGAGAGATGGAGAGGAGTATGGACTAGATGTCCAGACTCTAGAAGAGATACGTGCTGACTACTTTGCTAGGGGTGAGCATGCACAGTTTTACGCACAATACTACAATGATCCAAACAATATAGATGATCAACGATTATCAAGAAGTACATTCCAGTATTATGAGCGTAAATTCTTAGAAGTCAAAGGTGGGAAGGTATTCTTTAAGAAGAAGAGACTTAACACTTTTGCTGCTATGGATGTAGCTTGGACACAGGGAGAACGGTCAGATTATACTTGTATAGTTGTGATCGGAATAGACCAAGATGGTTTTATCTATGTCCTAGATATGGCTAGATTTAAGACCAGTAGTTTTCAAGAGTACTACGATGAAGTTCTATCACTACAAATGCAGTGGTGCTTTAAGAAGTTATTAGTGGAAACTAATGCTGGTGGGCATTATGTTAAACAAGAGCTAGAGACTATCATTAGATCTAATGGTGGGTCTTTAACTATTGAAGGTAAGCATAGATCTAAGGGTGAAGGAACTAAGTTTGAAAGAATAGCAGCTGTCCTTGAGAGTAGATATAGTGCAGGAACTATCTGGCATTATAAAGGAGGCTTTACTTCTATTTTAGAAGAAGAGTTAATCCTTGAACGTCCACCTCATGATGACTTAAAAGATTCATTAGCTGCTGCTATTAGTATATCTAAGCCACCTGGTAGAGTTTACTCAGGAGATCTAAGCACAAGTAATGTAGTCTCTATAAGTAGGTTCGGTGGAAGAAGGGGTAGGGTATGAACTTATTAACTGAAGAAGACATGAGTGCTATACTTAAGGCTATAGATGATGATACTTTGACAGAATTAGATATAGGTTGTGATACATTACATGAAGATCACGATGACAAAGAAGAAGATGAGCTTAGTCTAGAAATTAACTAAAGAATAAGGATACAATATGTCTACAAGAGGTGGAGGCGACTCCATACAATTAGAGTCTTTACTACCAGGTGTAGTTAATAGTAATCTCTCCTTCGCTCAAGAAGTATGGACGTTGTTCGATACTTGGAAGGGCTTTAAATCAGACGCAGAGAATAGATGGGCAGAGACTAAGCGATATGTCTTCGCTACAGATACTAAGAACTCAGAGAATTCAAGTAACCCTTGGTTCAACACAACAGTTAGGCCTAAGCTAGCTAATATTTATGACAACTTAATCATCAACTACGATGCTACGTTATTCCCTAATGATGACTGGCTTAGATTTGTAGGTGAAGATAAAGACTCTGTGCTAGTTTCTAAGAGGAACACTCTTAATAGCTACATGAAGACTAAGCATAGGCTGTCTAACTTTAGGGGTGTAGTTAAAGAACTCCTAACTGATTGGGTGCTGTATGGTAACTGTTTCGCTGGTGTTACTTATAAGACGGACACTGCAGAGAACCAAATCACAGGGGAGGTAACTCCTAACTACGTAGGTCCTCATGTATATAGAATAGATCCAATGGATATTGTATTCAATGCAATAGCCACAGACTTCCAACATAGTCCTAAGATAATTAGATCCTTTAAAACATTAGCAGAACTTCATAGGGATGTAGAAGAGAACCCAGAGTTAGGTTATCAGAAAGAATTGATAACTGCTATTGGAGACTTCAGAACATCAGTGAGAGAAGCTACAACCCAGACTGATGGGATAAAGGATTTCACCTTCAGGGGTGATGGCTTTGGAAGCATTAATGATTACCACTTCGATACCCCCTTCATAGAGATAAGAGAATTCTATGGGGATATCTATGACAACGCTAGTAAGAAATGGTTAAAGAATCATGTCATTACTATAGCTGATGGTATCTTTGTTTTGAGATCCCAACCCTTAGATACATGGACTGGTCGTCCAAACATCTTCCATTTACCTTGGAGAAAGATTCCAGGGAATCTATGGGGGCAAGGTCCTTTAGATAACATCGTTGGTATGCAGTACAGGATGAACCATCTTGAGAATGCAAGGGCTGATGCCTTTGATCAGATGTTAGACCCTGACTTAGTATTCAAAGGGGATGTAGAAGTAGAGCAAGTAGGTGCAGCTAAGCATTACTATGTAGCAGAGGCGGGTGACGTAAGAGATAAGACCCCAGATACTACAGTCCTTAATGCTGACTTCCAGATTAAAGAACTAGAGTCTATGATGGAGCTGTTTGCTGGTACACCCAGAGAAGCTTTAGGTGTACGTACTCCAGGTGAGAAGACAGCCTTTGAAGTACAACAGCTAGGCAATGCAGCATCTAGAACCTTCGAACATAAGACAGAAGCTTTCTCTTTGTTCTTAGAGGAGATAGCTAATGCTGAGATAGAAGTAGCTAGACGTAACCTCAACACTGCTGATATAATTAAGATTGTTGATGATGAGATAGGTATAGAAGAATTCTTAGCTATCACTAAAGATGACATCATGGCTACTGGACAGTTCATAGCTGTAGGTGCTAGGCATTCATCTAGACAGTCTCAGCTTACTCAGACACTCACTCAGCTACATCAGATGTTACTATCTGATCCTGAATTACTACAGCACTTCTCTTCTTTAGAGATGGCTAAGATGTACACTGAGTTATTAGAGCATAGTGATACAAAACTATTCAGTCCTTACATAAGGATACAAGAACGCTTAGATGCTCAACGTAGAATGCAGATAGCACAAGAACAACTACAAGAAGAAACTCAGATTGGTCTTGATGATCAACTAGGTGAAGATGAAAGTTTTGAAGAGGAAGTATTATAATGGCAATATCATTAGCAGCGAGAGTATTAGGTGGTGCAGCTCTCAAGAAAGG